TTCAAATAAGAGTTGCTTATCATTCGTTCCGCTTCCTGCAAATCCTCGGTAGTCCAATGTTCATCTGAATCAACCTGCCACAGAAAACAATGATCGGTCAGTGTGCGAAGTATGTCTATTCCGATATTGAACTGTTCATCTTTGCTACTGTAATGTGCCCCTTGCGTATGTACATAAATGTTAGGAATTGCATACAGCGACTTTACAAACTCAAAAGTTCCATCTGTTGAATTTGGGTTAGTCTGTATTGAATTACACCAGCCTGTCGATCCTCCGTTTTTACTTGACCCTTCTACGATAATCCAATAATCAAAATTATCAATCATAAAGTCAGAGAAACCGTTATGGGTTAAATCCTCAATAGAATTATAAATAATAGTTATAGCGCATCTCATTGGTTATAGTTTTTTTTAATTGTACTGATTGCTATTAATCGGCACTCACTTGGAGATTTCATTTGGTGTACAACCTCAGTGAACTTGTAACGAGCCACATGGGCATCGATAGGTTTAATTTGCGACAATACTTTTTGAAGCGATGGGGTTTTCATTACCATACCTGAATTATAGCAGCTCCGAATTTAGAGCCTGATTGTGGATTTAAATATTCACTTTCCACACTCCATAATATTTTAAATTGATCGGAATTAGATTTAATGTATTCCATCGTTTCGTAATGTTTTACATGGCAGGTATCGTCTAAAGCCAGTATAAACCCTCCTGTAACTCGGTTCATCAGATAATGAAATTCAATCAGCCCCATGTTTCCCGCTGAATCTAAGCAAACCAGTTCAGGTTTATAATCAAATTGCCTTAAAGCAAAGTCAAGTTGATTGTCGGGAACATTGAATGTTACCTCTTTTAAATATAGTGAATCCCTGACTGCGGGCTGATGATCAACGATAATATATTCAGGAACTTCAAATGTGGCATTAACGGGAATCATACCTTTTGAAACAGACAATCCGTTAAGCAAATGCAGCCCTTTTCTTTTGCCTAAATTCTTTTGAGCGATTAGAAAGTTTTGCGGATTCACTTCGATTGAATAAAAATCAAAATCAGACCCATCTCCCAGCCCGTTAAGAATTGCCATTGTCGTTCCCGTTCCGTAGTTCGTTCCCGTTTCAATTATTTTAGTCAGCCCTTTAGCGTACTGGGTAAGTTGCTTGTTGAACTCATTGGATGAAGTAATTCCTGACTTAACTAGGTTTTCAGCTATTTGCATAATATTATTTTAATTTAAAAACTACAAAACCATTTCTGTAATTATCATTTCTTGACAATAACTCATAATTCGGATCATTAAGTAATCGCATCATTGGATCGTAACATTTTATATCCATTGTGTCATCCATGATAATGACTTTAGCCCCATACACCAAATCCAGTTCAGCCATTCCAGTGAAGGGAGATCCGTCAATAAATACCATATCGAACAAATCAATCTTATTATCCCATTTAATAAAATCAATACCTTCCTGAATTTCCGTTAATGGGATTTGGTCGGTTACTTCTTTATACCAACTCATGACAAGTTCCATTTTATAGAACTTCCAGATGTTGAGTTTGCCTCTGTGAATATCACGGAACGAGCGGATGTAATCAGCATCCACAACACCGTCAAGTCCAACGCTGGAAACCTGATAGCATTTCACATTTGGGTACAATGACATTCGCCTCTTTAATTCCAGAAACCTGTCATCCATTATCTCAATACAGAAAAGTTCAGAATCCGATCCTTTGATCGCTTCGGCAAATATGGTACTGGACCCGCTCCCATCGCTTGATCCGATTTCAAGAATGTTTTTAGGCTTATATTCACGAACGAGCGAAGTTAAAATAACTCCGAGCGGATCAGTTTTTACTATGTCGGCTATCATACCAGTTCTTTATTTAATACGTTTATTACTTTCCATTCAGCCTCTAATTTTATTCTGTCGGCCTTAATCGGTACACGGTCTGTAATGTAATAATTTAACTCAGGCTTTTCAGGTTTTACCGCATCCACAAAATTAGCAAGTGAGGAGTCAATACAATGAATTTCGCTTGCCATTAATATGACCTTGTACCAGTCGAAAATAGTGTAGTCACCTTGCTTTTCAAATAAGACCATGCGTTTATCGCTAACCACTTCAATAGGGCTTCCGTAATCAGAAACAGAATGATAAAGGCAATAGTCGGTATCATTAGTAAGCCCCAAAGAATCGTAAAGATTAGATTCACGTATTTCATCTCTGTTGTATTTTAAGTTTCGAAATTCTGAATAAGGCACTCCTGCCAGCTCATACTTTAATTCTGTAAAACTTTTACCTTCTTTACGGGCTTTTTCCCATTGAATGTTTGTTGATGACTGGCGGTTTAATCCAAATGAAATATCAACTATCTTACTGTACTGTCCCGCTCTTGCTTGCAAGGGCTTCACGTAATCCACGTAAGCAAATAGGCTATGATATTGTATCGGGCATTCCCATTCAACCTCATATCCTCTGTCAGCATACCACTTGGCAATCGGAAGGCATATCAGTATGTCACCGATTTTACCCGGTTGAATGATCAGCAGTTTATTAGATTTTAAATCCCTGACTGATGTTATGTAAACAGGCATATAATTTCCCTGTATTCGCTCCTCTACTGTATAAGACCGAATGTTTGTATTATGTAAATGGTGCGTAATTATGTCCTTTGCCGTGTTCACAACCCTGTAGCCTTGCTCATTAGCATCGAAAGCAATCCGTTCGTCACAACCAAGCTTCCCCATGTAGTAATCTATTCCGGTTAAAGTGATCTTGCCCTTAAAAATCCAAGTATCCTGAGAATGTTCATAGGCAATAAGCCTTTTAAATCCGTTTGGTAATACATCCCACCGTGAAAGTGCGATCATGGTCGATCCCATATTAACCCCATGAGGCCACCGGATTGTAGCATCAAAGTAAATATCAGAGTTAGCTATTACCGTCACGTCTTTATCGGTCACTACTTCATTTGCCCAGTCAATTAATGTTTGATAGGTCGGCCTATCTTGGTAACGAACCGTCAGTTTTGAATGTGCGAATAGTTCAGCATCACTTGACACAAACACCTGATCAATCTCGGGATTGGCAAGGTTTTCATTTAAGCATTTCGAAAGTTCCCGCTGACGGCCTGCATGGCCTGAATCGAAAAAGGAAGTGAATAAATAAGTTTTACCCGTCTTTGTGATCGGGTTATTTTCTATTTTTTCAGAGCGGATAAATCCTCCCTTGAATGCTTCTCTTTTATTTATCACCTGTTTGATATTAGCGTGTTTGGCTGATTTTATTACCTGCCATTTATAAGATACCAGTATATTAAAATGATTAGCCAAATTTCGGGTTTCGCTATCGTAAAACTTTTCAAATACAGGCTTTACGTTACCTGCCGTTCCGAAAAGGGAAAGGATGTTGAATTTATCCTTTAACTGATGTGGTTTATAAGTTTCTTCGTTGGCAAAATAAATAATGTTTTCACAGGCAGGATCATACCCCATCTGAGCGAGCGTGATGTTTAGGTACAATTCATCTGGCTGACCACCGCCCCATTTATTCAGTAGTTGTTCGGTCGGTATTTTGTTGCGGTAATTATCCGCCATTTTACTATAAACTTTTCGGCAAAAATCACCTTTCCGAATATACAGGAATGAACTTTGACAGGCTGGCAGGACTTCATCAATAAACCCGTAACGGTTCCAAATGTCAGAACGTTTAGCCCAAACCATTAAAGGCAGTTCATCAATATCATGTTTGTTATAATAGGCATGCACGAAACATGAAAACGGTTTATCGTCTTGAATAAGGTCATCAAAAACCTGATCCATCGGTGAAAGGCAAAGCCCGTCAACATCTAAAAATATGTTATGATCGAACGGCAGTTTATCGTACATATCGATCTTTGCCTGAGCGGGATCAATAGGTGTGTCAATATACTGAACCGTATCGAAAAACTCCATCTGGCGCAATTTACTCACCGCCAAATGATCGGTCATTAAATGAATCGGGATCGAGGGTGAATGATACTTTAAACTCATAGCCAGTTGAGTAGCCATAAATCCATATTCCGGTTTTTTCCAGATATACAATACTATTCCCTTCGATCCCTTGTTCATTTCAATCATGATTAAAATACACCTTCTACATCAGCAAATATTTCTACGTTGCCTTTGAAAGTTGCCGTCATCTCGAAGCGGATAACATCGCTTGAAAGATCAGGAAGTACAAGGCCGCCCTGATATGAAACCTCTGCATCTGCATACAGAATCATATTGGTTAACCCGTCTGTCGGACAAACACCAAACGCAAGGCCACCGGTCACGTAACCGGAAGTAAGCGAATTAATGAATGTCGCATTGGAAGATGATACCTGACTGGCGTAGATAGTTGCCGAATAGGTATTGTTAATTACTCGCTCCGTACCGCATGAGGTAACGGGAGCAACCGTTTCAGGAGAGCCGGGGTTTAATCCAACTTTAACATTTTCCATTCTCCAAGCCCTGCCAGCCGCGATTTCGATATTAACGGCTTGTAAGTCCGTTATATCTGTAATCAGGTGATCACAAGCAAGTATAAGAATGGAGGATGAGCCTCCTGCCCGGTAAGTGGCGCAGTTATCCAAAGTGGATTCCCACGTACTCAAAGCCTGACAGTTGTAACTGGCGCAATTTGCCATTTTTTTAAATTGTATTTACTGTAAGAATTACTGAACCCTTTTTCAATAGCATGGGTGGCTAACGTGTTTGAACATTATCTACTGTCTTTATGTATGGCGGTTGTATTTCTGACCGCCTGTTTTTAATCTTATTATTACAATTGCGGGTGCGAGTGAGTATGTCCCGTTCTGAAACCATTGCGGTTGATAATCATCCCCATCAGCAACGTATTCAATCGCTGATGCCTCACTTACCCCTAATGAGAAGTGATCGCAGTCGATGATCGTCGAAAAGGCATCATGTGCCGATTCGCTCATGAAAGCGGTAACTAATTGCCACTTCTTTGTACTTTGCGCATAGGCTACACGTGCGTCACCGGTTCCAAACTCCTGAATGTTTTTAACCTTGTCGTGAACCGGATTAAGCCCACGAGCCTCAAGCCGCATCTGTAGTTTAAAGTCTGTATTGGCAAAATCAAATCCGAATGCAGGCTGATCACAAGTGCCTGTTATTAAAAAAGTATTATCATGCTCAAGTTGGTAATTCAAGCATTCTGATGTATAGGTCGCATCGAAAGGCTCAACCCTGACTGCTGAAACGTTATCAATCCCGATCCTGCCAGGAAAGTAATTCCCGCCTGATGTGAATTTGGCTACGAAATATGCCGCCTGACCTCCTGGGACATAATTTACAATTGAATCCGAATGTGCTGCAATCGTTTTGTTATAAACCAAAGATTGTCCCTGCCCTTGTATCCCGCCACCGACTGAAATATCGGCTACCCGTGTATTGTTTGAAATGGAATAAGCGAGCGCATAATTTCCTGTCACGTAACCAACATTTGCCGTGTTTTTGATCAGCACATATTCACTCCACGGCTGCGTAGACTGATACAGTTTTATGTCATCGATTGTCCCGTCAAAGGCTGATGTGGGAGTAATGGTTATTGTTACAACCCCGCCAATAGTCGGGATTAATTTCACAGTCCAAACCTCGTTTGTTGCTATCTGGGTAGCGTATGTAGAATTTGAAAGCGTTACGGTTACATATCCTGCCGTCCTTCCTGTAATGGTTAACTGAATCCATGAAACCAGAACGCTGGGAGCAACTGCAGGAGTTCCGATTGTGACTGAACGTGAAAGTGGAGAAGAGTTTCCAATGTTATGAGTTGCACCCGTGCCGATAGTCCATCCCGTTGCAGTCCATCCCGCACCGCCTGATGAAAAGTCACCGTTAGTTACCAGTTGCGCCCCTTCAAGCGGTTCAAAGATAAAATCTAGGTCACCGCCCGTAATATCGTACTGCCCGTTGCCGTTGTTTTTAATCCAGTTGGCAAATGTTCCAAGCGCAAAAGTGCCGTCTGTGACAAGGTTAACACCTTCAACCAAACAGCGATCAGTTACTTCGATCTCATAGCAACCGTAACCAACTTCAAGAGCGCTGAAAATATCAACATTTAAGGTTACGAAATTTTTGTAATATTTAATGTTTCCTGATATATCAAAGCGAGTTCCGCTAGAATTAATGACCTCAAACAAGTAATCATTTCGCAGCACCCTAAGATCAACGTTTGATATGCAGCCGACAAATCCAGATGCGATATTAAATGAAACCACCCCTGTTGCCGTTGGAGTTAAGTAAACCGTATAATCCCCGTTAGATGATTGTACCGTTCCTGTTGCATTGGCAATGTATGGCGTAACTGATCCAGAAACATAGTTTGAAACGGTGTATTTGAGCCTGTATAATTTACCCGATGTGATGTAATTAGCTACGGATTCTGTAAGTAGTTCTGTTCCAAAACCAGATGAGCAAACTAAGTTATCGGAAAAGTTCCATGTTTCATTAGCTACCCATGAGGATAGCGTAATCGGCTTCATGGAAACATTGTCAATTGTGCCTGCAAAATCAGCATCGGTTATGAACCTGATTTTATCCACAACCGGCCCGGCAGGGTTAAAAAGATCAATCGAATAAGCCCCTGTTGCATCAAAATAAGCTGATGCGCCCGCTCCTGATCCTGCATCGATAGCCACGTATAAAGCACCGGCAGTTCGGGTCATGTCAAAAGTAATCCGGTAAAGCTGTGAGGCTACCAGCCCGATAAAGGATTGCTCCAGTTCACTAACTGAGCCTGCCGTACATACCACATTATTAGTTCCGTAAGCCCAGCCAGCACTTAAAGCCCAGCCAGCAGCCGATCCGGTGAAAGATCCGTTGGTTATCATTTCCGCCCCAAGCGTCATCCCCGTAAATGTCGGATCAGCTATCAGGTTACTCCCGCATGGGGTTTGATACCACTGCTGATATGGAATGTCCCCATAGTTAAACGGGTAGCAATACGACCCGTTGCAGTTCCTTACCGCAGGGCTGTTTGGATCAGGAAAGAACGGCTGTGATGTATTTTTAAGTAGTGGCATCTTGTGAAATCAGTTTAACTTTTGTTCTTCCCGTGTCGTTGTTGTGCGTTACATCCTCGATCCATCCATGACGGGTTACTCCGTCTTTTTCAAATAATGCCATTCCCGTAGGATTGGATTGTATGGTTCTCCAGTCTGATTCAGCGATGTCGTATTCAAATACATGAATCAGTTTCTTTATAGTTCTGTTTCCTGCTGTGATCGAAACGCCACCTTCGGGAGTTCCGTTGCACTCTAAAAATGAGTTCCAAAGAACTGTGAATAAGCGGGCAATGTTCTGGGTCTGACCTGTACCGTTCGGGAAGTATTCAATTTGGTAATACCCTGTTACAATATCTCCCGCAACTAAATCGGCTACAGCTATTGCATCCCGAATTTGGAATGAATCGTAATAATAATCAGCAGGATTAACCACATCCAGTTTAACGTTTAATGCCGCATCGGTAATTGTTATACCCGGCCCGGCTCTGAAAAAGTCAATACCGCCTACTAGAGCTTCTGTTTCAAAAAACAGGCTGTGCAAAAATGAGTAGTTTCCATTAACAGGAACTACATACCTGAATAATACGTTACTGTAGTTATTATTCCCGTCATAGCCGCCCTCAGTTGTTTCGTTTACATACCTAGCAGGATCGGTTCGACCGCCCGGCGGAATGAAGTTCGGGTTGTTTACATTACCGGTCATGTAGGTGATGTTCTGAGTACCGTCATCACCAAGTAATGCCCTGAACCCGTTGCCACCGATTCCTAAGAATGTACCAAATATGGTTTCAAACTTATCGGAGTGGCGTTGCAGTTTTGCGTAATTGTTCAGTCCGAAGTTGTAAAAATAAGGAGGCGTTGCTTGTCCGAAATAATCATACCGGTGTGCCTTTGCTGTGAATAGAGTAGTGTCGACTGAATCGCATTCGATCGCAAAAAAGTTATCTATAAATGATACACTTCCGCCAATTGCAGCATCCATGATAGCGTTATTGGAAAGCACCCATTCGCTGACCAGATTAAGCCGTGCTGAAACGTTACATTGTCCGAGCGGAAAGAAGTTTTCCCGCTTCCATCCGTAGTAACTGATTGCCTCGTTAAAGGTGTAAATGTTTGCCGTTATTCCCGAAGCGGTATTGGTTGATCCGACCTCAACGTCTGAATATAACTTACCTGAATCGATCGTGGTTACCAGATCCTTAATGCCGGTAAAAGAATAAATGACCGTTCCTGAATAAACCTGCTCAGAGTTTTCGATCCTCAATACAGGCGCATCGGGATTGGATGTATCAATATAATAATACAGGTTCTTTAGCTTGTCGATTTCATTGAATAAATCCTGAAACGAAATCTCAAACACCGGATCGGGAAGCGTAGGATAAACCGTATAAGAATTTATCAGGCTCTCGCCCTTAAAAAGCATCAGATCGTAGGTGAGCGTTGAAAGGTATGTTGATGAGAATGAAACTTTGTTATCAGTCAATGCCGAAACAATAAAGCTGAATACATCATAAACCCGGTAACCTTTGTAATAGATCCCGATCGTTGATCCGTAAACGCCTGAAATAGATGAAAACAAATCAACCTGATAATAATTAATCGGGGTTAAGTTTATTTTATTCTTTGTTTGCGTTGCCCTTAAATCAACTTTTAACTCCCGGTTGTTATACAGGTACGAATAAAAGCTGTTGTCCTGAACCTTTGCTTTGATGTTTACAGGCTGTTCAGATATTTCAATCTGCGGTATTTTAATTATTCCGGTATAAGTCAGATAGGTTTCAGATGGGCTTATCTGGTCATAAATGTCCACCGCTATTTCATTACAGATCGATTCATCAAAGATTGATTTGATGTATTGATACCCGCTTATTTCACCCGGAGTTAAGTCGTTATTATTATTCCATACCAGTTCCACTTCCTGAGTAATCAGAATTCCCTTAAGCTGGTTATCCCGCTTTATGGTAGTTACAGGCAGTCCTTCGGGCTGATCTGTTAGCTGATTATCTAGGTAGAATTTGAACATCTTATTGACTAATATTCATAACCTGAAATTTCTATTTTGCCATATCCGACTATTGTACCCGTTGTGGGTACGGCTCCAAAACCCTGCATCCCGATTGCTATTCCCGTTCCTGCTGCGAATTCTAATCCATCAGGAATCGGTATAACCATTGTTGTAACGTGTCCTGCTGTTGAAGTACCGTCACCTGAAATTCCTATTTGCTTACTCCATACAAGCGGTGAACTTATAATAGCTACACCTGCTGTATTTGCTCTCAATGTAAATCTTGCTGAACCTACAGCCGCTACGTTAAAATATGTTAAAGTAATTTCATTAATCCGGTAAATTTTTCCTGTAGTAACAACAGCAGGAGTAGTGGTTGTAGTAACAGCAGCACCGGATTTATAACCTGTCAGGGATTGCATTACTTCGGCTACAGTTGTTATAATCGGAGCGACCATGAAGTGATTTGTAACATTACGCCCAGCATCTTTTAAATTTTGAATTGTAAATCCTGTAGCTCCTTGAGTGCCTTTAGTAAGAGTAGGCGCAAGAACATCCACATCTCCTATATTATTATTTCCAGCAGGAAGTGCATTAGTGATACTTGTTACAGCACCAACGGTTGTTACTGTTGAAAGTGTTTGCGCTGCTGCAATTGTAATGGCTGGCAATGTTAAAACATCAACATCACCTATGTTATTCGTGCCTGCTGGAATTGCATTAATTGTAACGGTTCCTGAAACGGGCTGTGTAACCTGAAAAAATGTGCCAGTTACAGCTTGTGAAGCAGGGAAGTTTGATACAGCAACAGTACCTGATACGGGAACGGCAACGGCTCTTAATTGCGTGTTGGTTAAAGCATCGTTCTGCTGATTGGCGGCTAAAGCAAAACCTGTAATCGCTGCCGGTGGTGTTAGTGCTGCTTGTTGAATTGCCGTAAGTACAACTGGTGTTGATGCTGCCGCTAAAGCCTGACCAAGTGCTGGGGTTTTGGTATCAATGTTTGATAGTGATGTATTGCCGGTTGTCTGTAGGGCTGATGTTGCAAATGTGGCTGATGTAACAGCAACAGATCCCGTTATTGTTGTACTGGTAAGAGTTACTGGTACGGGTGAAGCCCTGATTTCAGCATCGGTTAATCCATAGGTTGTTAGCGGGACGCTTGATTTTATATCAACCAATACCGCCCCTCTTGAATTTACTGAAATAGCTGAATAATCCCCATCGAGTGATGTTACAGCCGCATAAGTATCATTTCTTACACCTAAAATAAAATTACCTGTTGCTCCCGATGCGCTTGGGGAATCTTCTGCATATTCCGTGTTGGTAAACGCACCTGTTACGGCTTGCGAGGCTGGGAAATTAGAAACTGAAACCGTGCCGCTTACGGGTTGCGTTGCAGGAAAGTTGGAAACGCTTACCGTACCAGATACCGGTTGAGTTACTGCCGACCCGTCAACAAGAGCCGCTCCCGTAGCCGATATAGCAAGGTCATCGGTTCCGTCTGATATGATTACTTTTTCTACGAATGCCATTTATTAAATTATAAACCAGTTTGCATTATTATTTATAAGTGTGATGCTTGTCCATTGGAATTTAATAATCTGAGTTAAAGCCCCGTCAATTGTTTGCGCTCCACTTGCATCAATTACTATGTTATTAGCTGTTGAACTAATCTTTTTGATTGAGTAAACTGCTGTGTTGCCAATCGCTGTAGGCAGGTTCATTGTGATTACTCCAACGGTATCGTCAACTAAATAAATCGTATTTCCTGATGTCGGTGTAACTGTGTAAGGAGTAGTTGAAACTGGAATGGTTGTATATCCCGATCCAGTAATTGTTGAATAGATTGATCCTGTTACATCATCATAAGCAAGCCCCGCCCCGACCAGATTACCAACTGCATCCTGAGCGTTTTCATCTGAGTAAACTGAGGACTTTGCGATCCATTGAAGTCCTGTTGATGTTGCATTATTACGGGATAGCACATATTCGTTTGCGCCCCCTGGAAGTATCGTATCGCTCACCCCGTCATGACTTAACAGGTCGGCTTTGGCTGTCAATAAAGCACCTCCTGCATTAGTGAACCCCGATACGATCATCTCCTCAATATCTTCCATCAGGGCGGCTGCCGAAGCGGGATTGGATAAATACCCTGCATACCCATCGACCACATCCAGATAATAGATTGAAAGCTCCCTATTCCTGCCACCTGTTCCGCTTTGGGTATCGCTCCAATAAATGTTGACATAATCACCGCTAACATCCATATCAATAGCGAACTTGGGTAGTAGCCACGTTCGCCATAGATCGGTTATTTCGATCTGATGCTGATTCTTATCGTCAATAAAATAGATCACCTTCTATAAATATCTTGTTTTAAATGCGATGCAACAGCCCTTCCGATTGCATCCACGTTGGTTATAGGCTGCCCCTTTTTATGTATTTGAGAGTATTCGTAAGCACTCATCCCGGTAGCGTTCATAACCATCGATTCGGCTATGTTGGATGCGAAAGATTGTTGCTTTGATTTCTCATGTTTCTTAACCTGATTGTTAAGCGACGGAGCCATTTCACGCTTCATGTAGTGCTTATCAAAAGTGCCGTCAAACATTTTGTCCAGAACTTCCCCATAGGTTTTAACTCTGCCATGTGGAAGCACTTTAGTTCCTGATGCTAAATAGGTTATCTCTTCACCCTCTTCACCAACACGGGCTAGTCCTTCTTTAGCTGATTTAGTTCCTTTGCGGTATGGGTTTGGCTGGCCTAGAACGAAAGCTTCCTGAGCCAATCCCGCAGCACCTATGAGAGCAGCCACAGCTATATTTGCAGGATATGCAATCTCGGCAAGTGCAGCGGCTACAGCACGGGCGGTGTCGATAGCGATCTTAATTACCGCTGCCGCCTTATCAATATTAAACTGTTTCTTTTTTAACCGATTAGATTCAGCTAGAGCCTTCTTTTCCGCAGCAGCCCGTTTCTTTTCGAGTTGCTCAGATAAAATATTTGCATCCGTTTCAGAGATGCGGCGTTTGGCTAGGTTATCATTGAGTGATTCTTCCTGCAAATCCAATGAAGCGATTTCAGCATCCCGTATGGATTCAATTTCCGCTATCCTGTTATCGGTCTGTTGAGCGTAAAGAGATTGTAATGAATTGGCAAGGTTTTCAGCAGCATCAAATATTTCAGCGTTCTTTTTAAAGAAAATATTAACCTCGTTATCAGCTATCTCTTTTGTTTTAGCCTCTTCAAATATTGCAAAACCGCCAACCAGCGATTCAAGGTTTTTGATATACTCCTCGTATGCTTTCTGTTTCTTTGCGTTGGCTTCTTCAACTGTATTACTGGTAACATCAGCCCTGATTTGCTCCTCTTCGTAAATCTTAAACAGTTTTTCCCGTGCCTCATTGAAAGCTGCATCTTCACCCTCTGCTGATGCTTTAAACCTGATCTGAAACTCAAATAAGGAATCTTTATCCTTTATTTTATCCTCGGCACGGTTGATAATTCCAAGTAGCTCGTCTTGTTCCTTTTCAAGTTGCTTTTTGAACTCTTCCCATGCCTTTTGTTCTGCTGCCTGTCGATCTTCAAGTGCCTTTGCCTGAGCCTTTCCCGCCAGTTCATTCAGCTTCTTACGGGCTTCCAGTTCCTTATTTATCAGCGTTGCATTATCCTTTGAGATAACATCCGATAATGCTGCATTGGCTTTTAAAAGAATGTTTAACTCCGATATAGATTTGTTCTGTAAAAGCTGCGATGTTAACGCTCTTTTTTGTTCTGCATCTAGTGAATTCTGCTGATCCTTTCGCTGCTGTACGGTCTGCTGAAAAACAGTCAATTCATCCCGCGTAACCTGTAACCGGTCTTTATAAATCTTTAATAGCTTTGGTTCAATATCCTGAACCAGCAGGGCTTTTTTAAGTTGCTCTGAACTTACTTCAATGTTTACCAGCAACTCTTCCCTCAATGAATTTACCGCATCCCTAGAAGCCTCAGCCTGACTTAAACCCAGTTCCCTGTTTTGTTTTATACGCTCTTCGATCTTTGCCCCGATCTGCTCGGTGGTGGTTTGGATTACCTTTGCATCCCTTACAAATAGTTGCGAAAAATCACCTGATCCCAGCCTTTTAAAATCATCCAAAAGATTCAAAACACCCTCAAAAAATGCTTGCTTCATCTTTACAAAAGCGGGTGCAAGTCTTTCTCCTACCGTTTCCTGTAAGTTATCAGCATCATTTTCGAGCTGCTTTAATTGTCCTGAAAGTGATTCTGTTGCAAGGGCGGTTGATCCTGTAAGTTTGCCCGTAGCATCTAAAAGGGTGTTGTAATTACCCATTATAGTGCCCGTGTCGTCAAACTTTAAACCGGCCTCAATTAACCCCCGTGTCTGACCTTCTAGGGCACGAATGAAAACGCTGGTAGCTTCGGGAATGTCCTTTTTAGTAGCAGATGCAAAGTCAGCTATCTTTGGGATCAGCTTTTCGATTTGTGTAGAAGTAAGCCCGAATGTGGCAAGTGCCGTTTGAGCCTGCTGAATAGAATCGTCTGAAAAGATACTGATACCTTGTAACTGCTCGGACTGCTTAATCAAACGATCATAAGCCGCTTCGGATTCTCCGCTGATTTGGGTAATGGCAAACTTTAAACGGCTTGCATTTTCTTCCGCTTCTAAAAATGCGTTGACGGATGCTTTACTGAAATCTATTATTGCGCTTACTGAAAAAGCTGCTCCGAGCGATGCAGCGATACCAAGCCCGATTGATTTAATTGAGCCTGAAACATCGTTTAATGCCGCTTTTGTTTTGCCTCCCAGCGTTTGAATATTGCGGGTTGCTTCCTGAATCTTCTTATCGTACTCGGCAATGTCTTTTGGGTTAAAAGCAAGTTTGCGTAACTGCCTGAGTTTGGCTAGTTGCGCTTCTTCATTCTTGAGTAATTCAAGCCGTTTTTTAGCGGCAAATTCCTGAGAGGTTAAATTCTTTTGTACCTGCTTATTGCCCTCGGTTTGCTCTTTAGTAATCTCACCTTGAGCCGCTACGACTTTTTTCAGCTCGTTTGTTAGCTGGTCAACTTCTGCGCGGTACTTTACTAAGATTTCCTGAGCCATTGCGTTAGACGGGGTATATGTCCTGTCATAGCGGGACACGCTAACGCAACTATTTTTTTAAAAGCGAGGGATTAAATGCAATGTTATTCTTATTCTGATCGGCCTCGTATCTTGTGACAAAGTTATCAAACTTTAATATAAAATCACCAACACTTGACTTTTTTATTTCATGGTATTCAACCATGTTATTATCACACAACTTTAAGAGCGTTTTCTCTCGGTCTTTCGAAGTGGCGCGGATTTTAGTTCTGATCTCAAATAATCGATCTGAGTTTGCAGATCCTTCTGTGCCCGAATCGAGTCGTTCCAGTATTCGTTCCACTGTTCTGGTGACATACTGGTGATTTCGGTTGTGTTCCTCAATTCGGGCAACTGAAAAAACTCGTAAGCGGTACGGGTTTTAACACATTCTTTGAAAGCTATTACCTTTTCATTATGGATCGATTCAACCCATTCTGACATTGATTCATCCTCCCTGATGTAATGACAGGCAATGAAGTTATAAAGCAGTTCGGTATGGATCACCATTTCAGAACGTAACCTGATCTCACGGTTTACCCACATCAATATTTCCAACTTCCCCTTTTTACCCTCAACAAGCTGTTCTATTACTTGCGCTTGTAAGTCCAAAAGGGCGTGTAATTCGGTTGGTTGAACTCCTGCTGCCATCCACATTGTAAACTCAACGGCCTTACCGTAATGTTCAAGGCCGATACCGAGCTGGGTATTGATACGGTAATAATTTATCCCTGCATTGTCCGCAAATCCAAACTCAAGGTCTTTAGCCGAAAGTTTGTGAATCGGTTTAGGTGCGGGCGGTTTTTTCTTGTTTAGTTGGAGGTATCTCATGCTATTTCATTAAAGCCACCCACCTAGAAACAGGCGGTAGGCAAGGGTGATAATTTCCATCAGGTAAGCGAATGAACCACTGCTGGTAAAAGGTGTCCTGTGCCAGTTGATGCCCAAAGTGACGTATCAACTGTAAGTTCTTTTGACTGGGTTTCTTTATCATACTTCTCAATAAGTTTATCCAGTTCGTTGCGGATGTGGAGAAGTCCGCGCATCATTTCGAGGTCAGTCATTGGATGAAGATTTAGCTTTACCACAGCACGGAAAACTTTTCTTTCGGGCTTCCTGTTTCTCTTTATGCCATTTAAAATCAAATGCATACATAATGATTCCGAATATTATCGTAAAAATTAATCCTGCTGTAATTGCTTCTATTATTTCACTCATCCTTATGCCACCATTTAGCAATGTTATAATTAAGTCCTGCCGTTGCAAGTGCTGCAAAAGGCCACAGTATAAACCAGCCCCAAAGATTCAGGTCGTAATAGAATAGAAATAACAAGGTCGGAATCATTGAATGAACCGATCCCATACAGATTATGCAGGAGTAAAGCGGCTTTGAATGGAAGTATGAAATGTGCTTTCCGATGTAATACCGAACCCACCAGAATATCATTTTACTGTCTTGCTCAGGTTCAGGCCAGTTCTTTTTAATCAGCTTTGAGGCTTTATCGAACTCTTCATCCCCATCGAACTGACAGGAAGCGTAAAAGCCTACTGATATGGATGAACAGATTAGGATGAGGGCGATTAGGTCGATCATACCTGACATCCTTGAGTACTAACCATAAAAAACCCGTTGCTATCGGTTTGCCCTTTATTGATCCCAAAGGTTATGCAGCAACCCGAATCGGTTGAACCGTCTGTATTGGTGATCGTAAAATGCGAAGGATTGCCTGTTGTGGAATTGGTGAAATTGATCGTATAAACATGATCCATCAATGGGAAAAGTGATTGAATCTCGAATACTGCATCCCCATTGGCATCGGTTACAAAGTCGATGTACTGAATTGATCCCGTCGCAACGTCCTCAATCTTTGCGATCATGTTGGTATCAATATCGGTGAATTCCAATACTTCCATGTAGTAAGGATCGTAAGCGCCTGAATAGATACACTCAGGTAATGGGTTAATTTGAACGCAAGGGGTGCATAGTGACATACCAACAAAAGTAACTACCCATTCCATACTACGTTAGCTATTGAATTGCTATTGAGTTGCTATTGTGATATACCCTTTAAATAGTACCTTTAGTAAAAACTTATCGCTATGTCAATACTAACTGTTTTAATCGTTCTGATCGTTGTTGGGGTTATTTTATATTTAATCAATACTTACATTCCAATGGATAGTAAGATCAAATCCATTATCAACATCGTGGCCGTTCTGCTTGTAATTATCTGGATATTAAAAGCGTTCGGAATACTTGAATATTTGTCGGCAGCGAGGATTTAAATATTATCTTTGCGCCAATCATTGTATTTAGATTAAGGAGCGTGTTGTTAACGCAAGCTCTTAACTGCTAATTAGGAGCAGTAATCAACCCGCAGATGTGTTAGCGTCTGCGGGCTTTTTAAATATTCCTGTACGTCATCAGGATTTGTTTGAAGCAAAGATTTACAACCGCCCTGAATCCATCCAAAAAATCGGCCCTTTGATCGAGGTTAGTTCGGTCTTTTTTGATTATCCCACCAAAGGCATCGCATTGAACCACACGGTTATCGTTGCAAGTCATCCGCATAGTTTCAGGATTCAACTTCACATCAAACCGTGAGCCTGGCTGTTTTGCCATGAATAAAAGTGAGTTGCAATCAGCACGGCTATTTAGGTGCGTTGGATTGGCTGGGGCTTGGAGTTGATGTTCTGAAAGTCCTAATCCTTTTAACAGTTCCATGTAATGCGAGGCGTTATCGACTCTTCCAATATCTCGCCTGTTGCCCATTGAATCGCCTGTAATAATGCAGTTAAATAGGGCGTGACCGTACTTTTGTTTTATCAAAGCGATCATAGCAGGTATTGATCCGTTTTGAATCTCGGCCTCATCGATCCCCCATAAATGATGACCTTCCTGATCCTGCCAGTAATGCCAAAACGTGACGGCAAAGGGGTTCAGGTTAAAGTCAATCGAAATATACAACCTTCTGTCACGCCTGTAAACTGCAATAGGTGAGGTATGGTGCAGCGTATCCCATTGGAAGCTGAAAGGGTTTGAAACATCCCGCTCAACATCCCAGTTACCGTATAACAGCCTTTCACGGTCATATTCTGAATGCATCTTTTCGAGCTGTTCAGAATAAAGTTTAACAAATGCCGTATCTGGGTTATCGGTAACAAGAGCCCGTACAAACTTTTGATACGGTTTTAATTTGATCTTTTGGCTTGTGATTGAATCAAACAGGTAAGTGTTTTTGATCCATCCCGGTGAAGGATTGCAGGTCACCAATACTTTTGGAACCAGCCCGAAGTCCTCGAGTTTCCAACGGATCCGGCTGTTCACAATATCAAAGGCTTTCTGGCTTATCTCAGTCCCTTCGTCAATGAAAGCATCGGTGTACTCGGTTGAACCTAAACTGATGAAATCAGGATCGGACGGATACAGGAATAAATCTTTAAGGATCGACTGGCTCCCGTTACTCCAGTTTATGTAGTGCTTCTGGGAGTTGTAAGTATAATCAACCCCCATCTGGTAGCCCATTTGCTGACAGACTTTGAAAAGGGTGATGAGTGTGGATTGTTCTAATGCAGAAATTTTAGCCCTGCCGACAAGTCCCCTGCTGCCCGGATAGGTGGCGCGGTTGGTAATATGCCATACGCAGCCGAGATATGACTTCCCGCCACCTGCTGCACCACCATAGAATATCTCTGTAGTGGTCTTATCGTTCAGATAATACCAGGCATCCTTCTGTTTGCCCTCAAAAACAATCGGCTTACTCTGGAGGGTTTCCGTTGACAATGATGGATGGGGCTTGGATTGATTCGCCTTTACTTGTTATGTCAATTGGCTGTTTTACTTTGTGATAGGCTCGATCTAAAAGTATCTCAGCCGCCCTTGCGTTACCGCTTTTTGCATCTTTAACCAGCCCCATTAAAATTGCTTTTATTTCACTGTCATCTTGATCCTCATTACCTAAAACTTCAATTAAAAGCCTATCAAGGTTAGGTAGTTTTTTAGGTGCGCCGCTCCGGTTAATTCGCTCAGGGTGATCTTTAAATCCTCCATCGGGTGGTTTGGCATTCTTGTTTGCCATTTGGTTGATATTTCGTAGTAAACCCGTCAAACATACAAAATTATTTACAACTTAACAAAAAGGTTAATGAAATTACAATTCAGTCAAATCCCACTCAATAAATTCCTTTCCCTTTGGAACGATCTCGGTTTCGATCACAGCCCTGCGTATTAATTTATCGTTGAATCCGTATTTTTTGGAAAGGCAATCAGTAAAAAATTTGATGCAATTGTCAAAATCCGATGCTTTGGAACTGAACCCGAATTTCAAATAAATCTGAAGCGATCCTGTTGGCGGTTTGAAATCATGCGGTAAAAGCCACATAACTGACCTCTCCCAGACTTTATGGTCATCGGTCTTGTACCTAGTCCCCCGATACCCTTCATTCACGGAGAGGGGGCGTATTGCGATTATTTTGGTCATAAATCAAAAGGGGTTGTCATCCTGATTATTTTGGTTAGGCGTCATGGTTGGTTTTGGTAGTTGAGTGCTGATAAGCGGACTGTTTCCGTTCTGGTCAAAGAATCCGAAATAACCTTTTATCATTTGAAGTTTAACGGGTTCATCTTTCGGGGTTGGCCTGCCTCCTGTTTGGGTGTCTTTGATTTTGCGGACGTGGATATGGGTTATGTTAAAATCGGTCGGGTGCTGAGAATACCGGTGAAAGGTTATGAAGTCATCTGCACGGTTCGCAAACTTTCCTCCGCCTTCGGTATCGGCTTTTTCAGGAGGCATTGGGAATCCTGTATAATCCCCGTCTTTGTGTTTTGCCCTGAGAGCCTCGGTTACAGCGTGAGTATTCAGGTAAATGGAGCACTGGGTTTTTTTGATGAATAGCCTCATTTGGCTTGTAACCTGATAGTGGTATTCGTGGCTATTGAAAAACTTATCTCCAGCTTTGTCAAGGTCAAGCGCATTGTAGGGATCAATTAAAAATCCCTTGTAATCCCCTGTCTGACATAACCGAGTTCCAATCTTTAAAAGCTTCGGTGCAGTGATGTTGTCGGTGATCCGGATTATGGCAAAATTATTTAAACTCCATTCGTACCACTGCCTGTATTCATGGTCGGTAAGGTGTGTAATTGATTTTCCTGTTACGAACTGGATTGTGTCTTTACGAACCTGCGCTTCTGAATTTTCCATACAGGCAAATATCCATTTCCACCCGTGAAGCCTGTTCGCAACAACAGCCATGTAAACCAGTACGGCAGTTTTTCCTACATTGTCATGCCCGTTACAGATTACAAGGGATGAAGGCTTAAACCTGAAATAATTATCAAACGAATCAAAGCCTGTTGATAGTCCGTGTTTGATTGTTCCGGTACGGGAATTTTGCATATACTCGGCTTCGTTTTCAATACCTGATACCTCACCGTGAGTGCCGTTGTCAAAAATCTTTTCAAGCTGGGAAATGTTTGAATAAAACTCATCAAACAGTTTTATGCAGTCCACTGAATCGTCATGCGCTCCTGAAATCATAGTGCCTGAAATCCTGATTATTTCCCGCTTAATGAACATTTGCTGAATGATCCTGCCAGAGTATTCCATCTGTGCCGGATTCATGTACTGATTTGAAAGCTGGGTGAGCGAGTATGCGCCTCCGACATTATCGAGTTCACCGGAAGTTTTTAAGAATTGCGTTACCGTTTTAAGATTTGGCGACGGAATTGAAAGGATTGCATTCCAGGTTTTCTGATGAATGTCTTTATAAAAATGTTCAGGCTTTAGGAAGGTAACATATTCTCGATTGCATTCCATTGTCAGGCACTGCCCGATAATTCCCTGTTCCAGATCAATCGCCTGCGGAGGTAGTTTTCCTAATTGTGCTGTGTTATGATCGAAAGGTTTAATTTTTCTCATTGGCAACTTTTACTACTGAAAGGTTTGGTGACTGAATCGTTTGATAAAAATCATTCTGAGCTGAATAATCTTCTTTTTTAGGGATGAAGGTTTCGGGGTTTTTTGCGCCTCTTAAATTTGCCCATGATTGAATAGTGAGGTTTACGGACTTGTATTTTTTTAGTAGGTCGGCTTTATTCTCCATGTTTTCTAAAATGTCCCGTATTGCGGATTTATCAATTTTTGTGACAAGTCGTTCGGCTTCCTGATTAGTTAACTGGGATTTAATTTTTGAAACGTTGGGTAATGAATTCTTAATCCAAAGGCAAAGAGGGTGAGTTAAAGGCTCTCTCTTTATTTCATCTTCTATTATATTATCTTCTTTTATGGTTATCGTTTGGTTATCGTTGCGATATAACGCGGGGATAACGGTCGTTATAGTTGCGTTATCTTTATTCCACCTTTTAGCCATGCCTTTTTTACCAGATGCGCTATTTTTTTTTGATACCTCTATTGCGTCATGATATTGATTAATAAGGAATTGAATAATAATTTTATCGCCCTTAACTTTAATAACACCCTCTTTAATTAACTCATTAATAAGTTCAGGATAATTGAATCGTTTTTTTACTTGATCAAGGGTTAAATCACACTCTCGCTGCCAGTAGATGCTCTGTATGTTCGTGAATAGCCCCTGTGCGGCAAGGGAACAGAATTGAATAGATCCGGTTAAGTAATGAGCTGGCTCAAACTGAAAATAAGGGAGTTCTTTAGCCATAAATTATAAGGAATTAAAAAACCCGACCGGTGCATCCCCAAAAGGCCGAACTACACCTGAAATGTAATTTTCTTTTGGATCAGCCCCGGTCGGGCTATGAGTGGTATAGTTAATCATTTCAGTATAATAATTCGGCAACACAATAATATAAAAAGTTAAGTTAACCACTTAACATTTTTGTTAATACTTATTAACAAGTTTTTCCCATTCCCTCAAAGCCTTCTCAACCGCTTCATCTTCTTCAGGCGTAAAACTTTCATCCCGCATTTTCGTGTTCAATTCAGTAAAATCAATTCCGGTTTTAGCTTCAATGAATTTTGTGATGCCTGGCGTATTGTTGCGGTTGAATAGGTCATGAATGGTCATTTCAAATCCTTTATTAAATATCCGACAAAGGTTAAATTCATATCGCCTACCATTCCCTTTAAGTCAACTATCCGCAATGCGGGTAGCGGGTAGTTAGCAAACATTAAAACGATTTGCTAACAACGGCTATAAAGTAATAAACCAAAAAGCCTACGCACGTTTCTTGTTTCCATAATTTTCGCTTTTACCACAATGCTTAACAATTTGCTCGTGTATAATCGGAATCCTTTTATACCCTTCTTCTTTCAAAAGATTTTCAGCGTATAATAATGCCTTTACTAATTCCTCAATATCCTTTTTACAATTTTCCATTTTCGTCTTTTTTAAGATTCTCAATTTGTTGAGCTGCATATTCGTTATCTGCCCAATTCCTTAACTCTCTCGCTAATTCAGCATTCGTGCTTTCAATGTGTGTGGCATACGCTCTCATTGCTTTTCTACTTGCTTCTGCGTATTTGTCGTCTCCTTTTGGTTTCAACACAAAATACTTCATTTGTAATCCTTCCATTGTATTTAGTTTTTAGTTTATAATTCCTTCGCTTTTTTTGGTTTACTACTTATAGCCGTGTAACGTTAGTGGCAATTTGATTGCTTCTGCTTTTCTGCACATTCTCTACATTGAGTTTTACAACCATCATCGGGAATGTTTGGTCGCCATATCTCATAGCAATCAAACTGTTCGCTTCGCCCACTAACAAGGCATTGGCGTAATGCCTTTAGTATTTCAATCAATCTTTTATACATATTTTGAACTTTTAGTTATTAAATTCCCTGCCATCGCAAAGCCACGAGAACCGTTACCTGCAATGCGGGTAGCGGGTAGTTATACGCAAATTTTAAAACTTTCCAGAGCATCTCGTCATTATTTCTGTTCCAATTTCTCTGTCTGTTGGTGGATTAGTTGAAATCCTATTTTCTTTCCATTCCAAATATGTTCGTCTGCTTTCACAGCTTTCACCTTTATGAGTAGTTGGGTATGTCCAGCTTACTGTTTTCCATCCCCACCATCTTTTTCTTTGTAAGAGCAAGCATACTCCTAATGATGGAAAATAGTATTTCAACTTAATCCGAGTTTTTTCATCTAATTGGTTTATCATTTTATTTTGTTTTAAAAGTTTTAAAATCAGCGTATAACAAGGGCTTTGTGCAATTAGCCATTTTTAGTTTTTATTTTTAGGGGCAAAATGTCTAACTGACACAAAGCCCCAACCGTTAGCACCAATACTACCAACCAAGACGTTTAGCGGTATTAGTGAAAATATCAACGGTTTGTTCCGACAATTTGAAACGGTCTTTATTAATCTCAATCGACTTGTAAATATTTCCGTCTGCGTGTCTTTCTCCTGCGGCTTTCCAATCGAAAAACATTTCAATCAAATCAAACAAATCAAATCCGTTTGCGCCATTTTCGTAGTGTTCTGGATGATGCGAATTGTTTTGATAATGATGGTCAAGTGCAACTTTCAATTCTTTCAAATACTCTTTGTATTCATCTGAACCATAAGTACAGCCTTTCAATTTGGGCGTAAACTCGTCAAACAATTCCTTTTCTGGACTTTCAAGTTTTGAATTATCGTGAACATTAGCCCTTCGGATAAGTTCTGCTGATGCTTCGGTTAATAATTGTGCTACTCTTTTAATGTGTAGCAATGTGTCTGTTTTGCTGTCGTAATTTTCCATTTTTATTTATATTTTAATTGTTAATCCCAAAATCCAATCGGCTTTATATTTTTCGGGTCGCATAGTATTTTTTTGCCGTCATCTAAATACACTATGATTTTTCCGTTTACGGGTTTATCTCCGTTTTTGGTTTGCCCTCTACCAAGTTTCGTTTCTACTATTTTACCTGCCATAACTGAAATGTATTTTTAAAAACAAATTTTAAATTTTTCTTTTCCCCTCTCTAAAAAACAAACTAAATATAACATGGGCTATAACGCCAGTTTGTGAAAAACAAACCGAGCGTATAGCCCCGTCCGTTAGCGGTCAGGCTGTGACAACCTCCGTTTCATCGAAAGTGATTTGAAAAAATAAGTCTCTTACGCTTTCAGGAATTAAGTCAGGTCTATCTGTCGCCCACAATCCTACAGTAGTGTCTTTGTGATGCAATAGCTTTGTGTTTTGTTCTTTTAATTCAGATTGCTTTTCAACTACATAGCTATATTTTCCAACTATGTAAAGTCTTTGGTAGCTTCCTGCCGATGGTGATTGTGCCATTCCAGCCGCCATTCCTTCTGGTACGTTTTGATACGCTACAATTTGCCCAGTTGTAAAATAAATTCTTAACGTATCATTTGCCCACGTTAATTTTTCAATGTTTGCTCTGTTAATTTGAAATTCCATTTTTGTAATTATTAAAATTTGATACCCTTGTGAACCAAGCCCGAACCGCTAACAAGGGTTTGTAGCAATAGGGGCAGAAGTGCAAGTTTTGAGCCTTAGTGCTTCTATTAGGCTGTGGTGCTATATTCAACAGTAGTGCTATAAATCCCCTACTGCTACAAGCCCCGAAACGTTATGTGCAAGGCTACAATTCGATTTCAATCATAGCAGTTTCTACTAATTCAAACCAACATTGATTATATGAACCCGAACCATCGTCTTCCCAATTTCTTTTGAAGCCAAGTGTGTACCATTCTTCCGCTTTCAAATCTTTGGTTTCTATTTCATTAACCGATTCCCAAATTTTATCAAAATCTTTTTTAATTAACGTTTCGTTATCCGTAATTGAAGCAACTCTCAAATCATATTCTTCAAAAGAAATTGAGCCGTCAATCACGCTGATATGTGTGTAAATTTGTATGTAAATCATTTCGTTTTTAAATTAAATTTAGTGCTGATAATCCGCCCAGCACACAACAGCGATTTGGCTTTCATTCCCCCTTCAGTCACAAAAATATCAGCCATACGATTAATGAAATTATTCCGATAAGTATAGCGAGTAAGAATAATGCGGATAGGATTATCCAAATCGCCATTGCTCTTTGATGTTGTGGTGAGTTGTCGTTCATGGGTTGTCTCCTTTCTCCACCACCTTCCCAACTGGCAGGGATGCGAGGGCTTTCAAATCATCCAGTGTGTAGCCGATTGATTTACGCCACGCTTCAACAAAAGAATCATCATTAATAGGAATTTTAGCCAAATGTTTTGCATAGCCTAAAATGTTTTCCACTTCCTGCAAATTCAGTTTAATCCCATCCACATCGGGCGTGGCGGGTTCGTCACGATTAGTGAAGTCATGAAGTTCAGGCGGTGGATTTACAGAATTATCTTTACTATAATATTCCGCTACTCCAATCCAACTTAAAACCCTTTTAACTTCCCTTATACAAGCTGCTTTACTACTTGGGTGCATCTTGTCTGCAAGATTTAATTCATCTATTCTGTTATGTAGCATCTCTCTTAGTCCAACTTCTTCCTTCCCCTCCGTCACGGGATAGAGGGCTGAGATAGGCCAGTAGAATAATTTACCATCGTAAACTTCTATCAAAGCGGTATTATGAGAATAAAAACTTTTAATTTTAGCAGGCAATCCAACATACGGCTTCATGGCCTCGAAGAATGTCTTTCCGTCTCCATCCTCAAACGCTCCTGCAATTACCTTGTCGTTAATTTTTAGTGTCATGTTAGTTATTATTATAATTAGTGACTGCAACTCCTGCCGATATAAATAATTCAAATAAAATCATAATACTCATTGTTCCTCTTGTTTCCTTACTCCATTCAGAAATATTGAAAGACACGCAATAGAATGATAATGCTCCGTATGTTATTAGTACAAGAACAATAAATGTGACTGCTAAAATTGCAATGAATTGTTTTCTATTTTCCATCTGTAAATTCTCCTTTGCTGATTAGGGTTAATTCGGTTGTTTTAATGTAAAATGTTGTGCAAAAATTGGATTCGCAGAAATACCAGCCTTTTAAATAAGATTTAAAAATGATTATCATTAATATTCCATCGGCAGTACATACCAAATCGCCACGTTCAAATTTCTCTTTCATCCTTCATTATTTTTAGACTGTGAGGTGGGTAGGGCGGTGAGTTGCCGTTCTCTATATTTTCTTTGATACTCGTTTCTATTTTTACTGTCCCATTTTTTGCGAGCTTGTTTTGCCGAATCAGGTTTTTCTTTTCGGTATTTTCGGGAGTATTCTAAATTGCGAAGCCTTAATTTTATGGCAACCAACTCTTCAGCTAAATTTGTTTCCATGTCGGTTATTTAGATAAATGTTTATTAAATTCTTTGCCGCATTTAGTACAAATAATTGAATTTCCCATTTCAATTCCAGAAGTATCGGAACAATCACACCAAAATTTATTGAGTTCTTTCTTGTAAAATTGGTTCTCCCCCTCTAGCTCCACAATTCGGGCGGTGATGGTGGCGGTGGTAGATTCAAGTACATAGCATGGATCATCTTTATCAATACTGTCCTGACACCATGCTACATACTCATGGTCTAATGAATCAAAATCAACTGTATTGTTTTCATCAAATTCATCATCAGATAAATTGTCTAAACCTAACTGTAAGTATATTTTATCAGGCAGGTTCGTAATTCTTTTCTGCGTTTCTTCCGCACTCGGTTTTTGGTTCATGGGGTTAGATTTTATCGGTTTCTCCTGCGTGCTTTTTTAGCGGCTTTGTTTTTAGCCCGTACCTTCTTTTGCTTTTTAGTTAAATTAGTTTTAGAATAAGTTGGTGATCCTTCGCCTAATTTAATCGGTGGCATTGATTCATTCATCATTGAAGTTATTGCCATAGCTCCTGCTAATATTCCTAATTTTCTCATGATTATATAATTTAGTTTATTTATGATTCATTTTTAGCTTCTGTCAAACAATCATTACAATACGATTCCACCGAATAAACCGTGTCGTGTTGGGTGCAGTAGCGATCGGCAAAACGAAACTGATTCAATGCGCCAACTTGAAACTCCCAGAGTCGGTCAGGGTTCTTTTCCGTAGCCAGTCTTTCCAGCCATTCTGCGGGTACTAATATTTTATCTTTCATCCCTTCACGCATTTAACCTTCTTTTTCATTCCTAATTTTGTTGCGATCATATCAGCGTATTCGAGCTTAAATTGTAATAATGCAAGCTTCTTTTGGTAGTAAGCGTATCGCTGTTGATTATTTTTTTTGCCGTATTGCTTCATTTCGATCAGGAGGGATTCTTTTTGATGCAGGTAGATGTAATATTGATGGCGGGGATAGGTCATTTGACATCTTTATAAATTAAATCCAATAACAACAAAACAAGTATTCTGCATTCGTTCAACTCTTCATAACTCTTGAAAACATAATTAGAATCAGGCGATCTAAAAATACTTTCAGCAAATTCAAGTTCTTTTTTAGGAAGTAGAAAATCTAATCCTTTAAAAAAAAATGGCGATGTACCTGGATCGTTTATAAAACGCTCGGCTAGTTTATAAAATTTGGATTTCATCACACCCGCCTCCCCTCTCCGTGAGCCCAACACTCAGGATGGATCGCTTTACTTGTTTCGGTGAAGGTGCAGAGGCATTCCAGGCGGAAGCGGTCCTGATTGAACTTAACGGGGATGCCGAGTTCTTGCAGTTCGCTTAGTTCAGCAGTGTAATTTTCCTTAATTACCCAGTAGTTGTGAAGCCGGAAGTACCTTAATAGGAGGGTGGTTTCGGTGGTCATACGGTTACCTCCCCAAATAACACATGAACCTTTCCCATCTTTGATTTTACTTTCATATCGTAAGTATTCAACCACTCACGGCACATCTGAACCCGCCTGACTATTTCAGCTTCTTTTGATATGTCACGGGCGATCTTGTAAGCGATCCAGCGTTCAGGATCAGGCATAACAGAATAGATTATTTCGTTATCATAATTCACCTCGGCCGGTGTGTCCATAAGTCCGTAAAATAAAAGGGCTTCGGGCTTATCCCATAATTTCATATAGCCACGTAACTGCCATTCGTAATCAGGATCAATCTTTTCAATATTCTGTTGTAAGGTTGTCCGATTCCAGGGTGCTTTAACATCCACTACCAACTGAGCATATTCAACATCACACGTTCCGATTAAATAATCATCGGATTTAGTTTCCTGATTCTTTTCAGCAAGTCCGAAGCCCATCATTTCAGCCATATAATCGATCAGGTCGGCTTCAACATAATTACCTTTATCGAGGTATTTATTAAAGATTGGTTCACGATCTCCCGCATACCATTCTTTTAAAAATGCGGTAGCCGTTTCAGGTAGCTTTGGATTAAGATGTGCTTGTGAAAGCTGGGTTAATTCCGCTTCCATGATAGCGGTTAATGGTTTTGCTCCTGCTTTTTTACGATCAGATAACTCCAGCATTTTAGTAGCTTGTGAATCGGTCAATCCGATCCTTCCCATTATTTTAGCTATTTGAGAGCAATGGATTTTAAAGTTTATCATGCTATATCCTCCTTAGTTAAAAGTGCTTTTTCAACATCGGCTGAAACAGAATATTTCCGCTTAACCTGATCAATTGTAAATCCTGATGTATGAATTGCTTTGTATGCTTTTGTAAATTCTTCTGAACCTACTGCAAGAATTGGCATCACATATTTTCTAAACCGAACAACATAACCGT